TCAGATTGCCAAAACATCATTTACAACGGCTGCGGCATCTTCTTTTTCTTCCATGATGTGATTATATACATCCAGTACCATTTTCTCTGTATCTCCCATTAGCTGAGCAATTTTCTTTATACTGATCGCCGGTACCTGGTAACACAGGTTCGTGCAGTAATTGTGTCGGAAGATGTGTGCAGTTAGACCGGACACAACCGGAAAAGTATCAGTACCGCCTGCAGCATAATTTATTTTCTTTACGATGGACGCCCACATTTTTACATAAGCGGAATGCGTCATGTTTGATCCGTCGCGACAGGTAAATAGATATGTACCGGGAAGAGTAGAGATGTACTCTTTTAAGAAGGCTGCGGTAGTATCCGGGATTGGAACAGACCGAAATCCGTGATCGCTTTTTGGCATCTGCTTGATCTCCGACGTGTTTTTCGGGAAAATAAGCGTTTTTGTGATCGAGACGGAGTATTTGCCACCCTCTGATTTAAAATCAAATTTTGACAGTGCCAGAGCTTCCCCACGACGTAATCCGCAGGAATATATGATATAGATAAATGCTTTCTCCCTGTTTGTGAAATCCGCCTTTGAAATAGCTTCTTTTTCCTCAAACGTGAGAGGGCGTTTTTCTTTTTTTATATGTTTTGGCAGATTGATGTCTGCGCAGATCTTGTCGTACATTCCGATGCCGATATAATTATCAGCTACAGCCATTTTCATGATCTGTTTAAAAGTAACTTCTATTTGTTCACAAGTCCGCGGCTTATCCAGTGCATTGTTGATAGCTAACTGGAAGTGGCTGTTCCGGATATCACACAAACGGACATCCTCTAAAAAAGAAAGATGCGTTTCTATAATATTTTCATACATTTTCCGAGTATTCATTTCACGGGCAGCCTTTTTTGTGAGGAGCCAACTTCGGGCATATTCTAAAAAAGTAATATCTGTACTTTGAACATACTGACCGTTTTCCACTTCACTTTTTAACTGATTAACCTGTCGTTCCAGATCGGCACTGGATTTTTTTGAGACGAGACGTTTACGATGCTTACTGCCATCTGCATTGTAAGTACCATCCCAGATCTTGGTTTCATACTCGCCACGGGAGTTTTTAATGTATTTTGCTTTTGCCATATGTACCATCCTTTCTTCTATCCACCTCGATTTCGAGGAGTTTTTGGGTATAAAAATAACAGCCAGCAGAGAACTGGTGTTCCGCTTGCGTTTGGCTGCTCCGAAAGGTATAATATGCTTTGTCTAGGATATTGCTTTTCGGAGCAATGTTTGCCGCTCTGGTGTTGGTAGCACTGGGGCGGTTTTTATTTATCAAAATTCATATGGCACAAAATAGTTATTCAATCACGTTATAATATGAGTAGTTATTATAACGGAGGTGTGCCAATGATAAATAAACAGTATAATCCGATTAACTGGTCTGACTACGATCCACATAATGAAACATGTATGGATACAAATGATTCTTATTTTACAGCCGAATTGCCGGAGGATGAACGGCAATTATGTATTTTCTAATTACTCATAGAACAATTTACGTATAGTTTGTAACTATCTGGTATAATAGTGTTGTTGTTTACATCTTTTGGAAAGTAAAATTTTAATTCATCAGATGCGCCAATAAATTTTGTATCGGCATAATTAGCATTGTATCCAATAGGAGTATTATTTTTATAAAAAACTATTGCAACGTAAGTAAACTCTGAATGTGGATTTGATTCATTTTTTGCAGTTGTAAGTATATAAGAAGAATATTCTTTTGAAGTCGTGCTTATTGCATTTGCATTTCCAAAACGAAAAGGTTTTGAAACCTTAAAGTCAATTACATAATTTTCGGTTGGCGGTCCAGATAAAAAGAGGGCGCATTCACTGCCATTTTCAAAACGATAATTATGTGTATCCGAATCATCAGAAGAAATACCTATTAATTCGTTAGAAGAATTATAAAAGGAGCACTTGGTTTCTAAACAAATAGGACTATGATAGTTATTTTTTACAATAATAAGAACACCAGATTGGTCATGGTTATTTATGATATAACTATTATATGATAATAGTGATTCTGCGTATTCATAATCCATAAGCACGTCAACAATGCAAGTATCTGTATAATTACCACAAGTGGCAGTTATTTTAACAGTTCCTGGCTTGATTCCATGAACAAGACCAGAACTCGATACGGTTGCAATTGAGTTGTCTGAGCTTTTCCAAGAAATGGTTTTGTTAGTTGCATTTGACGGTGAAATAGTATAATCGATTGAGCTGTAGTCATTCTCTACGACGGAAAGGCAACTATCGATTTTAAATGTGGAAATTGGGACGGTTGAGGCAGAAACGATAACACTACAGGTATACTTTTTCTTATTTATCTTGGCAGTTATTATGCATTTCCCAGCTTTTTTCCCTTTGACAAGTCCTTTTGAATTGACAGTTGCGATGTTTTTATTACTACTTGACCATGTGATTTTTTGCTTAGTACCTTTAAGCTTTAATGTATATGAGCTTCCAACTTTTATTTTAATGGATTTTTTGTTGATAGTTGGTGTTTCTACTGATAGTTTGCATTTTAATGTATTTTTACCCACTTTGGCAGTAATATTACAAACACCTTTTGATTTAGCAACGATTTTACCTTTTGAATTGACATTTGCTACTTTTTTGTTGGAACTAGACCACTTTACTTTGGTTTTGGTTCCAGATACTTTTAATGTTAATGTTTGCCCTTTTATAAGTGTTGCTGTTTTCTTATTTAGTTTTGGTTTGGTTGCGGCTTCAACACTGATGATATCATCGCTAAAAGGCAAGATGCTAGGTACAGAAAATACAAGTAAGAATACAACTAATAATGAGAAACAAATTTTTTTGAAATTTTTCATCACTTAACTCCCTTTCTTATAATCGATTTATATTAATTCCATAACTCCAATATTAGGCTGGAAAAATACAACGTAATTGTCAACCTGTGTGCATACACCGTATTTATTTGTGTAGTATGTTAGGCTGTCATTTAAAAACTCTTCGGTAACTCCAAGATATTCTGCCGTTTCAAATAGGTTTTGACAGTTGTGTAAATATGCATCAATGATACCACGCAAACCGACTTGGTTGTTGTATGCCCAGATTCTACCGCGTAATTCCTGCTTGCGATTCTCAGCACTGGACTGGTCAATGATTTCACCGACAGCAGTGTAGTGATGTCCAAGCTCTTCGGCAAGGACACATGCTTTTTCGGTAGAATTTTTAAGATTTTTACTCAATGCGATCGTATTATTACAATACAGACCGCTGATCCGATCGCTTTTAAAAGAATGATTATCTATAATTTCTATACCATCCTTGCAGGCTTCGTCTTGCAATTCTTCATATGTATTCAATTAAAACACCTCCCGCTCCAGTATATTCTTATAGGTGTCCTGAAATCTGGACAACTACTTTCTTTTGGTTTTTACAAATTCAGCAAATGCTTTTATTTCGTCAAGTTCTTCCTCAGTATACTCGTCACCGTCGAAGTGGGCGGCAATGGTTAATGGTTCTTCATCTGGTTCATCCCAACCCATAAGTTCTCGGGGAGATACTTTTAATGCTTTTGCAAATTCTCGTATTTTTGACTCTGCGAGGTCGACCTCTCCTTTTTCGATTTTGGCAATGGATGATCTGTCTTTATATCCAGTTAATTCTGCCAATGTATCTTGAGACATTTTTAATTCAGTCCTTTTTGATTTTATGTTTTTATATAGCGGTAACATAAGCAGAACTCCTTTCATTAATTAATTTGTATTATCATAATACCACTTTGTGTAAAATAATTCAACAAAATTATTAAAAAGTGTTGACATAAATTCACATCAATGATATAGTGAATTTAGTTCACGGAAAGGAGGCGATAAAGAAGTGGCGAATGTAGAACTGCTCAAAGAGAAAATAAGTAATTCTGGAATGACAGTTACAGCAATAGCTGATAAATCAGGTATATTGCGTGAAACTCTCTATAACAGAATGAAAAGTGGTAATTTTTATGCATCTGAAATTACTGCATTAACAAGGGTATTGCATCTCACCCGGAAAGAACGAGATGAAATTTTTTTGCCTTAATAAGTGAATTAAATTCACAAAAAAGAAAGAAGGGCGATGGGAAGTGACGGAGATAGAAAAGTTATCACAAGTAAAATTCAATAATATGCATCGGGCATATTGCGAAGCAAAAAAGAATGATTGTCCAAATTGTCCTCTTAGAGTGTACTGCTTTATTTCACCGAGAGAACGAACAGACCAACTGATGATAGACGTTATTCAATTTATGTTGGAGGAATTAAATCCGGATGTTGATGTGAATACGTTACCAGATTTTTACACGAGTGTGAAAATGGTTTGCCCGGCAGAAATACATTTTAAAGGGGCAGTAGGATATGAGCAGATCTTTAAAAGTGGAGCAAAATCATAAACCCACCGATGGAAAGCTATTTAATAGTTACTTAAGTAAGGACATTCATCAGTATTATTTTCCATTCCGTTGCACCGGAATTTAGGCGAACTGTCCTTTAATGAACAAGTTGAGTATTTCCAAACGGGTTTTCCGCTTGATAACTCATAGTAATCAGTAATGGTTGTTAGTTGCTTTGCATAGCGGTAGCAAGAAAAAGTATGTTTTTCTGTTTTCATAATCCCCCATTCTCGGTGGGTAAAGATATTTTAACATAAAAAACATACAGATTCCAAGAATAGGAATAGTTAAAGAAGAGAGATAAGAAGAGTGAAAGAAGTAGATGAACTTATTAAAAAACTTGCAATTCATATCAGTGAAATTATTTCATCTGGTAAAGAGCGAGAGGGAGAAGTTTCAGATAAGACAAAGGCTCTCGCAGCGTTGATATCTGTAAGAGCCGAGTTTCCGGTAAACGAAGCAGAAATAAAAAACGATTTGAAGTCTACTGAGGAGTTAGCAGATATCGTCTTAGAGCATCTTCGGAATATTCCAGAATGCCAGAAGAGCATAGAGTTGTCATCGTCTGAGCTATTCCGAGATAAACAGACACCTTAATGGCATTGGTCAAAAGCAATGCTTCATCTTCGGTAATTTGACGATCTAAACCACCAGCTAGCATTTCGAGGATTGGCTGTAAATTGTTCTTGATTAAATTGTCGGAAGTTTTCATTGCGTACTGAATTATTAAGTCATCCATAGTAATAAATCTCCTTTGGGATTGATACTCGGACGCGGCAACGTCCTGTGAGGAGATTGTACCACAGATGGAGAAATAAAGAAATGTAACGAGAAAGGAGAAATATGAGCGAAGCAGAAGAGTTAGAAAAACTGTGTAAGCCGGTAGTCGACTGGTTGAAAAAGAACCATGATCCGCATACCGAGGTACATATAACCGTAGATCACATTGATCTGATGGAGAGTGTGATCGGGATTCCGGTAGAGTAGGAGGTGGTTGAATGGTTTACCCTAAACAGGTTATGAGAGCAACAGAGCTTGAAAAAATGGGATTTCCGCGTGAGTACTTGCTTTATGCATACCGTAGAAAAGGACAAAACTATGCGTGGAAAGCGACTCCGGCGAGAAACAGTCCGATTTTGTTTGACACAGAGGTCTTTGAAAAGTGGAGACTTAGAACAACAGGAGCGGGGAGGTGATAGTGTGTGAGACGTTTATCTAAAATCATCATGGCAACCGGTGGAATCATATCAATGCTTGCCATGTGCTGTCTCGACAGCGACGGCATTTACATGTACTACGCCGGAGCAGTCTGTATCCTTGGTGGATTTATCGCCGGAGCTGGATACGGGTTGAGAGTTCTGTCGGAGCGCAGAAGAGAGATGCAGATCGAGATGTTTTGTTTTCATCAGGCGGACAAGCTGGATGGGGATATGGTGTTGATCGAGGACAAAAAAATAGCACCCTGAACTTTGGCGAGGACAGGTGCTATTTCAATCGTGGAAATACCTAGTATTTCTGCGTTTATTGTAACACTGGAATTGAGGTTGTGTCAATGTATGAGAAACAATGCAAACGCTGTGGATGTTCCATGGATCCGGGTGAAGGTCGTAACGGAGTGTGTGATGACTGCATAACCGGGGAGACGGAACGGTATGAGCGTGAAAAACAGATGGAGCGGATGGTCCGGGCAACGGATTGGACGCAGATGGAAATGGAGGAATTTATAAGTGTCAAAAATTAAGTTGTGCAGTAAGGATGAGGAAAATCTTATTGAAGAGTTGCAGCATTTGAGTGAGGTTTTAGAAGAAATCGGCGTTGAGGGAGTGGCAGCGATTGTCTGTACATCCAACGGAGATATAAGAAGCAGGTTTTGTCTCAATACTGAGACAGAATTATCCATCATGATTGAGAACGATGGGGACAAAGTGACAAGAGAATACAGATATTAAAGGAGATCAAGCATGAGTAATATTACAAAAATTAAAATCAAAAATCTTTTCGGAATCAGAGAGTATGAGGCAGATGGAAGTTCTTTGGAGCTGTCCGGTAAAAATGGTACAGGCAAGAGTTCTGTGCTGGATGCAATTAAGTACGCGCTTACCAATAAGAGTGATCGCGACTATATCGTACATAAGGGAGAGAACGAGGGCGAGATTATCGTTGAAACGGATACCGGACTTTCCATTGATCGTAAGGTCAGAATAGGAAAGGCACCTTATAAGTCAGTGAAAAGAGATGGTTTAGAGGTAGGAAGTCCAGAAGCGTTTTTAAAGGAATTATTCACGCCGTTGCAGTTGAATCCTATCGAGTTTATGAACATGGATAAAAAGCAGCAGAATGCGATCATCCTTGATATGATTGAGTATCCATGGGATATGAACAAAATCAAGGAGTGGTTCGGGGAGATTCCGGCGTGGGTTTCTTACGATCAGAACATTCTTTCTGTGCTGAATGATATTCAGGCAGAGAACGGCGATTATTATCAGAACCGCCGTAATATTGACCGCGATATCAGAAATAAAAAAGCTTTTGTGGAAGAGATCGCAAATGGTATCCCAGTTGGATATGACGTTGAAAAATGGGAACAGGCAAGCGCCGGAGATATTTATCGTCAGATCGAGCGTATGCAGAAAGAAAATCAGACCATCGAGAGAGCAAAACTGTTGAGAGACAGTCGCGATAGTAAGATTAGAAAGTTTGATGCTGATCGTGAGATTGAGATCACAGCACTGGATCGTGAAATTGCTAACCGCGCAAACCAGATTGATAAATCCATTGCATCTTTAAATGAACAGATTAGAGCTTATGAGACGGAAAAAGAACAGCTTGCATCTAAGAAATCAGATAAGTTGGAAGTCATCGAACAGACTTACAAAGCGAATGTGGCACGTTTTGATGCAGAGATCGCCGAGTATGCAGAATATGCAGACAAGCAGCCACAGGATGTGACAGCATTGCAGGAGCAGGCACAGGAGATTGAAAAAATGCAGTCTCATATCAATGAATATAAAAGAATGCTCCGACTGCAGAGTGAAATCGAGGAAATGCAGGCACAGTCACAGGAGCTTACAGATAAGATTGAAAAAGCGAGAACGCTTCCGGGGGAAATCCTTACGAACTGTACGATTCCGATCGCAGGTCTGATGGTAGAAAATGGAACGCCATTGATTAACGGTCTGCCGGTATCGAACCTGTCAGAGGGAGAAAAACTGGATCTCTGCATTGATGTGGCAATTCAGAACCCGAACGGTTTAAATATCATCCTGATCGATGGAGTGGAGAAACTTGCAACAGATCTGCGTGAAAAACTGTATCAGAAATGCAAAAACAAAGGGTTGCAGTTTATTGCGACCAGAACAACAGATGATGACACAATGACGGTAGTTACATTATAGGAGGTATGGCATGGATAATATGGTATCAGTAGGGCAGCAGACGGCAGTTGCACCTAAGACATCACAGACAGAAATGATGGTAAACAGACAGACACAGGAAGTTCAGGGCGCCATCTTTATGGCTAAGAAGTTTCCCAGAGATGAATATGAAGCAATAGAAAAGATAAGAAGGAGTTGTCAGAGAGCCACGTTAGCAGAACAGGCAATTTATTCATATCCAAGAGGCGGACAGAACGTCAGCGGACCATCGGTCCGTCTGGCGGAGTCATTAGCTCAGAACTGGGGAAATATCGACTATGGAATTATCGAGTTAGAGCAGAAAGACGGAAAATCAGAAATGATGGCATATGCGTGGGATTTAGAGACAAATACCCGTGTGACAAAGATTTTCGGTGTTGAGCATAAAAGAGATACAAGAAATGGATCGTATGCGCTTACTGACAGCAGGGATATTTATGAGGCTACCGCAAACTTCGGTGCAAGAAGAATGAGAGCCTGCATACTTGGAGTTATTCCGGGAGACGTTGTAGACATGGCTGTTAATGAATGTAAAGAAACACAGAAAAAAAGCTATGGAGAACTTCCGAGTCAGGAGAAGATTAACAAGATTGAAAAGCTGTTTAAAAAAGATTTTGGAGTTACAAAAGAACAGATTGAAAAATATGCAGGACGGAACATGGGAGATTTTGGTGCTGACGAGTGTACCGACTTATGGGGAGTATACACAGCTTTGAAAAACGGACAGGCAAAGACAGAAGATTATTTCCCTATTGAAAAAGATGTGCCGGATCCATTCGCAGATTCCAGACAGGCACAAATCGCAAAAGAAGCATCGGAGGTATTTGATAATGTTATTAACGAGTGAGAATTATTACAGCCGTGAGGCAAATGAAGAGTATTTATCTGTCAGCCAGTATAAAGATTTTATGGGTACATACGGTAAGCCCGGCTGTGAAGAATATGCCCTTTCAAAGTTAAATGGTACATGGGTGGAGGCTATGGAAGATTCCACAGCATTGATGGTCGGTTCTTATGTAGATGCACATTTTGAGGGAACGCTTGATTTATTCAAAGCGCAGCATCCATGCATGTTTAAAAAGGATGGAAATCTGAAAGCCGAGTATGTAAAGGCAAATGAGATGATTAACCGATGTGAAAGGGATGCACTGTTTATGCAGTACATGAGTGGTGAAAAACAGGTCATCATGACAGCGGATATGTTTGGTGCAAAGTGGAAAATCAAAATTGACAGTTACCATCCAGGCAAATGCATTGTGGATCTGAAAACCTGTCAGAGTATTACCAAGGAATTTTATCATCCAGATACAGGACACCTTAATTTCCTTGCAGAATGGGGTTATTACATTCAGGGCGCAGTTTATCAGAAAGTTGTTGAAATCAATACAGGGAAGAAACTTCCATTTTTTATTGCAGCAGTCTCAAAAGAAAAAGAGGCTGATATACAGGTGATCGCTGTGGAACAGAGCCTGCTTGATGAAGCACTTACAGAGGTTGAGCACAACGTATCAACAATCCTTATGCTGAAAAGTGGAGCAGTAGAGCCGATGCGTTGTGAACATTGTGATTACTGCAAGCATACGAAAGTATTGGATAGGCCTATCTGGTCAAGCGAATTGATCGGGGAGGTGTAGATGAAAGATTCTATTGTTGTTGATATGAAATATGCCGGGTATGACATGATCGACGGCACGCCGAACGTGCACAGGCATCATATCTTTGAGGGGACAGCGAACCGCCGGTTATCGGACGAAGATGGTTTGTGGGTGCCGTTATCCTATGAGCATCATGAGGGGAACATGAGCGTGCACCGTAATAAGGAAATGAGTGTGTTGATGCACATCATCGGTCAGCTTGCGTGGGAAAAGCACTATATCGTAGAACATGAGGATGTGAACGAGGATGATGCCAGGGACACATTTCGGAAGAGATATGGAAAAAGTTATTTGTAGGGTTGAAACACCTTAAGAAACAGTTCATGCAGAATAATATATCGCAGTATTATTGAGAGCCATGATCTCCGGTGCCGATGGGTGCCGGAGGGAAAGGAGAAGATATTGAATCAGTTAGAGATTTTTAAGAATAGAGAGTTTGGAGAGATCCGAACAGTAACGGTAGATGGAGAACCGTGGTTTGTTGCGAAAGACATTGCGGAAATTTTGCAATATACAAATACACAAAAAGCCATCAGAGATCATGTTGACGAAGAGGATAAGCTGACCGAACGAATCGTTCTGTCAGGTCAAAACCGGGAAGTTATTTGTATTAATGAATCGGGACTTTACAGTTTGATTCTTTCAAGCAAAATGCCAGGAGCAAAGCGTTTCAAACGTTGGGTGACATCGGAAGTGCTGCCACAGATCAGAAGAACCGGCACCTATCAAAAACCGCTGACACCACAGGAAATGATGCGTGTACAGCTTGGTATGATCGATGGACATGAAGAGAGAATCACACATCTTGAAAATACTATGACCATTGATTATGAACAGCAGCAGGAATTAAAGAAAACTGTAAATAAAAGAGTGATTGAGGTTCTTGGTGGTAAAAAAGCACTGGCGTATAAGGAAATGAGCAAAAAGGTGTTTTCTGAGTGTAATCATGATATTCAGGATTATTTCAGAGTCAATTCCAGAAACAATATTCCAACCAAGAGATACCAGGAAGCTGTTGAATATGTCGAAGGATGGAATCCAAGTAATAATACAATCCTTGAAATAAGAAGCTGTAATGTGGGAATGGGTGGTGTCAATGGAGTATAAATTTACGATTCCCGGACGGTTGGATGGCCTGAATGATTACACAGCCGCCAACCGGACGAATCCCCGCAAGGGCGGACGGATGAAAAAGAAAAGCGAGGATTCTATCATCTGGTATATAAGGCAGCAACTTCCCGGTGTACATATTACGGATCCGGTTCTGATCTACTATCAGTTTTATGAAAAAGACCGTCGCAGGGATAATGATAACATTTTGTCCTGCGCCGCCAAGTTCGTGCAGGACAGCTTGAAAAAAGCATGGGTAATCAAAGATGATGGTCAGAAATATATACCGCATTTTTACTTTGATACGGACGTGGATAAGGACAATCCAAGAATTGAAGTGACCATTACGGAACTTACACAGGCGCAGGCAAAAATGTCACTGAGAGAGCTTCTTAAGGACTTGGAAACGGGGTGATGTCTTGACGGATGAAAAGAGCAGCTTTGTCCTGTATGCGGAGTATCTGGAACATATAAAACTGCTTACGATGGAACAGCGAGGAGCACTCCTGACGGCAGTATTGTGTTACGCGTCAGGGGATGAACTGCCGGAAATGGACGGCATGACCAATATGGCATTCAGCTTTATCAAATCAAGGATAGATCGTGATACTGCCGCATATTTGGAGAAGATTGAGAAACGCCGGGAAGCCGGAAAACTTGGCGGCAGACCAAAAGCAAAAGATATATCACAAAAGCAAGAGAAAGCAAAAAAAGCAAATGGTTTTTCTGAAAAGCAAAATAACCCTGTTACTGATAATGTTAATGTTACTGTAAATGTTAATGATAATAATAAAAATACTTTGGCGGATGCCAAAGCGTTGTTCGAACGTCTGTGGAAAGTATATCCGAACAAAAAAGGCAAAGGACAGGTATCGGATACCCAAAAGAAACGGCTACTTGCAATCGGGGAAGATAGGCTTGTTAAAGCGATTGACCGCTACAGTCTTGAATTGCAGAAGGACGCCGACTGGCGGAAAGCACAGTACGGGAGCACATTTTTTAACAGTGGCTATGTAGATTATCTGGATGAGAACTATGTGCCTGGTAAAGCAACAGAGCATAAGGGCAAAAGCAATGCTTTTAGTAATATTAATCATCGTCAGTATGACTATGACGAATTAGAAAAACAGGTGCTAAATTCACAACCGGGAGGTGGTTGAAGTGAATATGACGGAGGGAGAAATTTGCAGGCAGTACCGCAGCGCAAAGGACAGAGCAAGCCAGTTGCAGATTTTAGCAGATTTAAATTGTGTGCCGCGATTGGAGATCATTAAGATTCTGATGCACAACGGCGAACAGGTGCGGTTGCCACTTGCGGCAAAAGGTAAGAAAAGAACAACGGAGCTGACGGACGAAGAGTACACGACGGCACTGTTTAGACGGTTGGATGTACTTGATCGGGAAATCTCTAAAAGAGAAAGAGAGTACCGGGAGATTGTGGCTGTGATAGGAGGGCGGAGTAATGCATAGAGACACCAAAGAACGCAATAGAGCCATTAAATTGCTGACGGACAAGCGAACGAGAATACCTAAGCATCCAAACCCGGATGCATTGAGAAATTTTAAGGAAGTACCGTATCAGTTGCGGTACGGGAAGGAGAAGAAAGATGCTGAATAGAGAAAAATATGCGGAAGAGATTTTAAATATTGCATGTGAAGGAGGCAATATTGCGTTAATTAATGGAAAACTGGAAAAATGCAGGGGAGTCTGCGATAAATGTGATTTTTGCGATAACGACATTAGAAATACTGGTCGTTGCAGAGAAAAAGCAAAAGAGTGGGCGAACAGCCAGTATGTTGATTGGAGCGAAGTTCCAGTCGATACACCGATTTTGGTCAGAGATTCTGAACTTTTTGCGTGGAGCAAAGAACATTTTGCAAAATATGAAGATGAAACGGTTTATACATGGGATTACGGAAAAACGTCATGGAGCACATATGACGGTAAAATGAGTAGCTATAAATATGCTATGTTGCCGGAAAGTGAGGATCAGAATGAAAATAAGCAGGATTAAAAACCGGATATCTGAGGTAGCAACAGAAGCCTGTGGGTATTCTCCTCTAACAAAAGTGGTTTCGGAGGAAGAGATCAACAGAATTTTGGAGCAGGAAAGCGGATGGATTCCATGCAGTGAGCAGATTCCAGAAGAACCGGAAGAAAATCCGTTATTTGAGGGAAAATGTCTTGAAGTGTATTTGGTAACAACAAAATACGGAAGTAGTGAGCAAGACAAGGTATACCCATTTAGAGCATTTTGGAATGGAATTAATTTCACGGATGGAATGAATATTCTGGACGTTATTGCTTGGATGCCGCTACCAGAGTCATACAGAGAAAGTGAGGAATGATATGAAAGATGGAATACATCCTGATGGATGCATAGTGACAAATAAACAGACCAATGCAGACCGGATCCGGAGCATGACGGATGAAGAGCTTTTAGATTTCCTTTGCTCAATCGAAACATATGAGCAGGGGAGCGTAAAGACCATTGAGGGCGGTGTTGCAATGTGTTCTGTTACAGATGTGGAACAATGGCTTCGGGCAGAAAGTGAGGGATAGCATGGAGAGATTAACATATGTGGCAGAGAATGGAGAAGTTTTATTTCATCCAGCAGATTTACCGGATGATGTGGGAATTACCATTACCCAGCTTGCGAAAGATGGAAGATACAAAGCCCTGGAAGAGATTGCGGAAAGACTTGCAAATAGAGAGCAAGCCGAAGAGCAGGGATTACTTCTGCGGTTGCCGTGTAAGGTGGGAGATACCGTTTATGTAGATAGTGCGATTCTTCCAATAATTGACCATAAGATTCCCTCATATTTTCCGGCACGAATTGTTTCATTCCGCTTTGCAAAAAGAAACTGGATGAAGATTGCGGTTAAGGCAAAATGGTTGCATAAATGGATTGACAATGAAACAGGTCCGGAAAGTGCTTATATAGATAGTGAGAAAAAATTTACGATTTCATTGTCTGGTATTGGCAAAACAGTATTCCTCACAGAATCTGAAGCCGAAGCCAAGCTGAAAGAAATGGAGGGGGAAAGCGATGTATTGTGATGGAAGATGTCAGTATTTGAACGAACGTAAACACAAATGCGAGTTGACCGGAGAAAAATTAACTTACATGAAGCAGACCGGAAGTATTTCTTTCTCCGTGCATGAACATAGAGGATTTTGCAAAGGAAAAAAGGTGGAACGCGATGGAGAATAGATTTTTATCCCGTGGAAAGCGGATTGATAATGGAGAGTGGGTGAAGGGGAATCTCATATGGTCAAATGATGCCGAAGTTGGTTACGAAGCAATTATCATTCCAACAAATGATAGCAATATGTATACAAAAGGTGGGAGTAGAGGAGATTTAGGATTTGAAAATTGGCACAGAGTAAATGAAACTACCATCTGCCAGTGCACCGGACTCAGTGATAAGACCGGAGAAATAATTTTTAAGAATGACATTGTTGATTTCTTAGGACATAGAGGGATTGTTAAGTTTGAGTGCGGTAGTTTTGGCATTGCATACGAAAAACATATTGATTGGGATGAAATACAAGCAAATATTATGCCACTAACAGGTTGTGAAAACACTTTGTATGCTTGTGAAAACGATAATTACATATCATTATGGGAAATTTATTGGAATTTCAATGATGAAGATGATTCCTTAAGTACAGTTGAAGTTATCGGGAATATTTTTGACAATCCGGAACTGTTGGAGGTGTAGGAATGGCAGAGAATGAAGTACTTGAATATTTTAAAAGCTCAAAAAGAAAAAATGATATGTTGGGAATCCTTCCGGGGTCGGATATTGGAAATACGATCATCAAGGCCTTGGAAGAGTTAAAACAGTACCGCACGATCGGAACAGTGGAAGAATGCTTGCGAAATAAGGATTTCTTGGATTTTCTTTCGGACAAAATGAACCCGAATGATTTTGAAACATACTTGCGCTTATACAATGCGTTGGAAGAAAAGGGGTGTGAAGAATGAATGAAGAACTTAAGCCATGCCCGTTTTGTGGCGGTGAAATGGAACCAGCGGTAATGTGCTATCAGCATCCATATGACCAAAGCTATATGGATTGGCTTAAAGCGAATGGCATTCTTCCGCCAATAATGACAGGATTTAATAGTGGTTATGTTGTTAGGTGTTATCACTGTGGGGCGGAAAGTGCAGAGAGAAGCACGAAGGAACGTGCGGCAGAGACGTGGAACAGGAGGACGAACGATGGGAAGATTGATTGATGCTGGACTGTTTTTGGACAACCTAAGCGGAAGGCTTGAAAGCATGAAAGATTATGATGCAGTAAAAGATGTGATTAACAATATGCCGACCGCCTATGACCCGGACAAGATTGTGGAGCAGTTGGAGAATGAGAGAAAGTTTTGGGAGAATGCATACAACAGGAATTTGGGAAAAGAGAAAGCAAGAAGTTATGAGCATGCAATCGAGATTGTGAAAGGTGGCGGTGCAGATGGCAATTAAACCGATTTTATTCAATACGGAAATGGTTCGGGCAATTCTGGACGGAAGAAAGAGTTGTACCCGGCGTATATGCAAAGATGCAAATGAGTATACCGTACCGGATATGGATTTTTACAATGCTGACAGGCGGACTTATGCAGTACATAACTTTGTTGATAAGGAGCATACGGAACAGTTAAGTACGGCGGAGAGAACCTGTCCTATCTGTACGGGCGATATCCTGTATGTTCGTGAAACATGGAAAGAGGCACCGAAAGGATACTATTACTACGAAGATTGGCAGAAAGATGATATTGCCGATGTTACAAAATGGAAACCATCCATTCACATGCCCAAAGAAGCCGCACGCATCTGGCTTAAGGTTATGAATGTGAGAGTGGAGCGGTTGCAGGAGATAACACCAAAGGGGGGCAGAAAGCGAAGGTGTTGGAAACCTTTTCTATGATGATATCGGATACGGTGAAAAAAATTATGGAACAGAAGTAGACCCAGAGTACGGGATTGCAAAGGAGCAATTTGCTTGGCTGTGGGAATCAACCATCAAGAAATCCGACCTTGACCGGTACGGATGGTCTGCAAACCCTTATGTATTTGTGATCGAATTTGAGCGGTGTGAGAAACCGGAAGGAGTGTGATGGTATGTGTACAATGAAGTGGAAAGAAGTTGACCCAGAACAAAAGGACTGGGAAAAGCAAATAGATCTAGTTGCCTATTATGGCAGTATCACCGTAGGAAGCATTGTTTATTGTGGCGAAGAGATAGGATGGCAGTCAGTGATTGATGGCCACATGAATTTTATGCAAGCAGAATCCTTAGAGGATGCCAAAAGGGAAATGATTGATATATTGGACGAGTACTGTACCGACCAAATCAACTATTATAATGATTTACAGGGACACCTTGAAGAATTAAATGCAGCGGAGGTGAACTGATGGCTAAAGCAGTATTGGTTATGGATATGTCGGAAACCTGTAAAGATTGCTCTTGCAAATATCCCAGTTATAAAGATGATGCTCTTTACGACTGTGCTATTACAGGGAAAACGATTCCGATAGATGGTGGACACTACGGAGAAAAACCGGATTGGTGTCCGCTCCGGGAACTGCCAGAGAAAATGAAAGTTTGCGGAAGATATCCGCAGCCTGATGGAATTACACCATCGTATAAGATTGGCTGGAATGCTTGCTTAGATGAAATTTTAAAATAAATTGAAAGGAGTGAGAGGTTTGCCATCAGATTGGATGATTTAAAAGCAATAAAACGATGAATTTATTGCATAAAACACAACATAATTAAATTTAAAGTGCACTATTGTAGATGTGTACACGGAATATAAGAAAGGAGCCGGAACCTATCCGGATAAAAGGCGCGCCGGGTTCCTTTCAAAAGAAAATGAAGAATAGTGAATTAAAAGAATATGTAAACAGCTTTCCGGATGATGCACCGGTGAGTATTATCTGCGCGAATCCAAGAAAAAGAAAACTGTACAAGTTGGAAAATGTAATATGGGTGACAGACCAAGGGCAGCCTTTGATCCTTATTGACATTGGAAAAGAATCGGATATGGATGCAGAAATGATATCCGCTTGCGAAGAGGATGAAAAGTCTGCGGATGATCTGGAAGGACAGATGCAAATCGAGGATTTTCCGGAGGTGATGCCGTAATGGATTTTGGATATTACAACATGGATTGTATGGATGGGATGAAAGAGTTCCCGGATGGTTACTTTGACCTTGCGATTGTAGATCCACCGTATGTGATTGGAGAAAATGGAGATAAAAACCATACAAGAAGTAACCTAGCAAAAGCAAAAGATTACAAGAGTTTTAGCGGAATGGATATAAAACCACCAAACGAAAAATATTTCAATGAACTGTTTAGAGTGTCAAAAAATCAGATTATTTGGGGAGCAAATCATTTTATAAGCAAAATGCCGTTTAATAGTAGTTGTTGGATTGTTTGGGATAAAGATAATGGAAATAATGATTTTGCTGATTGTGAACTTGCATGGACTTCGTTCAGTACTGCAGTAAGGAAGATTAAATATAGGTGGCACGGAATGCTTCAGCAAAATATGAAACACAAAGAAAACCGTATTCATCCTACACAAAAACCAGTGGCACTATATGAATGGCTTCTGAATAGCTATGCAAAGCCCGGAGACATTATCCTTGACACACATGTAGGAAGTGCTAGTAGTTTGATAGCCTGCTACAGAACCAACCATCCATATGTTGGCTTTGAACTGGACAAGCATTATTATGATTTGTCCAAAAAGAGATTAGATGCAGAAATGGCACAAATGCGATTATCTGATTTTATGCCGGAGGTGATGCCATGATTAACGGAGAATTGATAGTTGACAATTTTGCCGGTGGGGGCGGCGCTTCCACTGGTATAGAAATGGCAACCGGCTATAGTGTAGATATAGCCATCAACCATGACCCAGAAGCTATCAAGATGCACAAGGCGAACCATCCGAACACGAAGCATTGCTGTGAAAACGTGTGGGCGGTCGATCCGGTAAAGGCATGTAACGGACATCCTGTAGCACTGGCTTGGTTTTCGCCTGATTGCAAACATTTTTCAAAAGCAAAAGGCGGAAAACCAAAAGATAAATTTATTAGAGGTTTGGCATGGGTTGCTTGTAGATGGGCGGGACTTGTTCGACCGAGGGTAATTATGCTTGAAAATGTGGAAGAATTTAAAACCTGGGGACCACTTGGACGGCGACACCATCCGATTAAGGCAAAGCAGGGCGAAACATTTCAGAAATTCGTTCAGCAGCTCACGGATTTAGGATACGAAGTGCAATTCCGGGAGCTGATTGCCGCTGACTACGGAGCACCTACCATGCGAAAGAGATTTTTCATGATCGCCCGGTGTGACGGCAAGCCGATCGTCTGGCCAGAGCCGACACACGGACCAGCGGACAGTGAAGCTGTAAAGGCGGGATTGCTGAAACCATACGTTGGAGCATATACACAGATTGATTTCAGCCGACCGTGTCCGAGCATCTTTGATACTTCGGAAGAAATCAAGGAGAAATACGGCATCCGGGCGGTAAGACCACTGGCACAAAAGACGATGGACAGGATAGCCAGAGGATTTATAAAATTCGTTTTGAATAATCCAAAGCCTTTTATCATTCAGTGTAATCATGGCGGTGAGCGTAGACCGAATGATATTCGAGATCCAATTCCGACGATTACTGGAAAACATGGATATGGAATTGTAGAGCCGTACATAGTTCAGATAGGGCAGACCGGATTTACAGCGGACAGAAGCAAGGACGTGCGGGAGCCGCTCACAACGATTGTAAGTAAAAATGAACATTGTCTTATCAGCCCTACACTTATCCAGTACCATTCCGAAACGGCACAGGGAGAAGTCCGGGGGCAGACCATTAAAGATCCGATCATGACCGTGGATGGTTCGAACAGGTATGGACTTGTCACATCATTTCTAAGCAAATTTTATAAGAGCGGCACAGGGCAAGATTTACGAGAACCATTGCATACAATTACAACGTCAGCCGGACATTTTGGAGAGGTCAGAGCATTTTTAATAAAATATTATGGAGATGCGACCGGACAAGATATTGAAAAACCACTTGATACCGTGACAACTAAGGACAGATTTGGACTGGTGACAATCGAGGGCGTGGATTATCAGATCGTGGATATCGGACTGCGGATGCTGGAGCCAAGGGAGTTATATGGATGTCAAGGATTCCCGGATGATTACATAATCGACCATGATTACACCGGCAAGACATATCCAAGAAGTGAACAGGTGCGCCGCTGCGGCAATGCTGTGTGTCCACCGATACCGGCAGCACTGGTCAGAGCAAATCTTTCGGAACTGTGCGTAGCGGAACGTATGCCAAATATGCAGATAGAAGCAGAGCAGACCGGACAGCTCCGGTTTGCGTAAACCTTAAATTTTGTGGAGGTGTTGCCATGAAATTATTTGATAAAGTAAAATGCAAAGGCTTCTATAAACCATTTAAAGACGGAAGATGGCTGTATCTCGACAGAGAAACATTAACTGCTGATGCAATGGACAATAATCTGGCAGATGGAAACAATGATGGCACTGTCGAAAAGAATGTTGAATATATCGAGAAAACTTATTTCAAACACGTTGATAAGAATTTCATCGGCGTAATTGTCGGATATAAGAATATTGTTATCAAAGGTTATCTTGATGCAGTCTATCAAGACGAATGTGATGTAGGTGTCGGAGTTATTCCAGAAGCGTTTTATGTATCGAAAAGAGCAAAAGAAACGGTAAAATGTGCTGTTGTTTATTATGCGAACAATTTAAAACATTATGTTCCATTGGAAGATTTGGAGGCGCTGCCATGATACAGACAGCAGAAGATAAAGTGAAAGAGTACTGCCAGTGCATCCGTAGAGAAATAGAACACTGGAAAGATATCAATCAGAACGGGTGTAATGATCCGTTCTGGTCGGATGGATGCAATATGAATCTGACACGGAATCATATCATTTATTATCAGTCAAAGATCCATGAGGCCTGCACAGAAAATCAGTTGCCATTGCCAGATGAATGTTATTTATCCATACCGCCGGAAGTGGATAATAATTATATGGCGAATCTTAAGCAGAAACCACGGGTGGAGAGATTGCGTCAGTTAGGGAGGATCATGACTGGACGCATTTATCAGTACGACGAGAACCAGATGAGTTTATTTTAGAACCAGATAACAAAACCAAGAAGAGAGGAAAAACAATGAATGAAATGAAAATCAGAATATCATTATACTTTGAAATTAAGGATTCAGAAATGTTTGGCGGAGAGGGTTCCGTTGGATATACAGAGCAGAATATAGGTTTTACAGTCACAGAAGAAAAGCCAAGGATTTTTGAAGAAAGTGCATACGACTATGTGAAAAGAGCCATTGCAAACATGGCGAAAAGTTTAGGCGTGAGTGAGGAATGCATCAGGACCATCAGCAAAGAGGAATATGAGGAAAATACGGAGGACTAATGCAGTGCGAAAGAAACTTTATAACAGCCATCATAACAGCAACACTTCTGATTGCCGGATGCAGTGATACAGCAAATGTCAGTGCGGGACAGGAAAACACAATGGTACTGGTGGGAAGTGGACAAGAATATCTTATTTATGCAGATAATGACACAGGAGTGATGTATTTATATATCACAATAAGTACGGGCGGCGGTCTTACCGTTATGCTCAATGCTGATGGTACACCGAAGATCTGGCAGGGAGAAGAATAGGAAAAGAAAGTTTTAGGGGGGGAATGTGCGTGGATGAAAAAGAAATATACGAGATCTGCATGAACGTGGACAGCATCATAGCTGATAAACTGACAGAATCAATCATTATTGGGACCAGTTACGACATGCTTGAAGCACACTACGGCATTCTCCCAATCAGCAGGAGGAGTTTTTACAGGAGAAAAGGCACAGCGCAGAGACTTATGCGGCAGAGGATGGCGCATCTGGTGGAAGAAAAGAACGGGCAGTATATGATCGTATGGGGAAGAGAGGAATAACAGCCTCTCTTTTATTATGCCCTAAAGTTGGCACAAATCCATGCTTGACCTGTCCTATAATTATGATATGAGGAAAGGACTATGCCATGTATAAAACACAGAGAAATTACGAAAATGCACAGAGGATATTATTTGACGGAGTCGGGCAGTATGACATACCGGAGTTAGAGCCTGTACAATTTGATAATGCAGAATTTATCGGATTCAATTATGCGAGGAACGCAAAAGAACCGGAGAATAAGGCAGTACATTTCTTCCTGGATGATTACCAGTTTACCAGAGTATGGACAGACCCGGATAAGTACACGGCAATGTTGCAACGGTTTAAGTATGTGCTGACACCGGATTTCAGTCTGTATACGGATTTTCCAAAGTCGTTACAGATCTATAACCATTACCGTAAGCACTGGCTCGGCGCGTACTGGCAGATGCATGGAATCAATGTTATTCCTACGATTTGCTGGAGCGATCGGAAGTCGTTTGAATGGTGCTTTGATGGAGAACCTACACATGGTGTTGTTGCAGTTTCTTCTGTAGGAACACAGAACAGTGAGGAAGGGAAACAGCGGTTTTTAGATGGTTATTTTGATATGGTGGAGAGATTGCAGCCGGCACAGATTATTTTTTGTGGCAAAGTCCCGGATGAGTGTAAGGGAAATATTGTACATATCAAGCAGTTTAGTGAGAAGTGGCATGAGGCGGAGGTGGCGCAGTGGTAGAGAATTTGCAGTTCTTTGGTGGCAGAGGAGCCAGTAGTGGATTAAGCGATAAAGGTAAGAAGTATGGCAGTGAATATAAAACACTATATCAGACTGGAAATATAAAATTTGTTAGTTATAATAATGGATCAGCTACAGCACCAATGGAAACCATGACAGATGGGCGAGTGTATGCAGTTGTAAATACCAAGAATGAAATAAAAAGTATCTCATATTACGATAAAAACAAGAAGCGGTATAAGCAAATTGATACAGGGCATTTACACAATGTGAACGGAAAAAAGATTGATCTGCATACACATAAGGGATATATACATGACGAAAAGGGAACGTATGAGGTAAGTCCAAAAGAAAGAAAAATGATTGAAAGAGTGCAGAGGGCATGGTATTATCATATTAACAGGTAGTAGTTTAGGAAGGAGAACACACAGCAATGTGAGGCTCCGGTGGTCAATCCGGGCACCTGTAAAAAGATACCATGTCCTTGATGGATGCGGTATCTTTTTTATTGCCATGAAAGGAGATGATCGGTTGGCAGCAAAGAAAAATCCATTAGCTGATAAAGCATATGAACTGTATAAGGACGGCATGAAGCTGGTGGACATTGCTGACCAGCTTGGGAAACCGGAAGGAACAATCCGCAGATGGAAAAATACATATGACTGGGATAACGAACGTTCGGATTGCAAAGCGAACGAAAGCGAACGTCCAAAACGAACGAAAGATAAGAAAAACGGGAAGAAGCTGACACCAAAGCAGGAAGCATTTGCTGCTGAATATATTAAGAACGGCGGAAATGCTACACAAGCAGCAAAGGATGCAGGATATGCAGAAGCACGAGCAGCTATCACAGGATGCGAGAATGTAAGGAAAAGTAATATTTCGGAAAGTATCGCCGAGCAGATGGAGCGTATCGAGAAAGAACAGCACCGTGACATTATGAGTCTTGCAGAAATACAGGAACGCAGAAGCATGATAGCAAAAGGTATGTTGAGGGATGGAGAGGGATATACACCGGAGTTCAAGGATCAACTTAAGGCAATGGATGGACTGGAAAAAGCACTGACAATAGCAGAAAAGCAGAGAATTGAACGGGAGGAGAAAGAAAAGCGGGAGAAAGCACCTCTGTGGACGATACCAATCACAGACATTACTTCCGATTTTGTGGAAATCTACCGAACAGTGCATGAAGCATTTGCCGGGGAGATAGATGTGCATGAGATTGTATCTAAGGGCGGTCGTGGTTCTATCAAGTCCAACTTCTGGGGAGACCTGGCATACGAGACCATCCGGCAAGATCCACAGGCACATATTGTATATACCAGACGATACAAGGTTGACTTGCGTGGATCTGTTTATAACCAGTTCATGAAGACTGTGATCCGGTACAATGATCTGGATAACTGGGATTTCAAACAGTCTCCTATGTGCGCGGTGTATAAGCCGACCGGACAGACGGTTATGTTCGTGGGAGCGGATAAGCCTATCAGTTTAAAATCGTTTAATGTTCCATTTGGATATGTAAAAATGCTGATCCATGAAGAATGTGACGAAATGGCAGGCGTGGAGCAGATGGATAATATCGAAGATACATTTCTCAGATCTGATACGCCAGCGTTGGATATCAAGATATTCAACCCACCGAAGAGTAAGAACAACTTCATGAACCAGTACGTGGAAGAGTGCCGGAATAAACCGCAGACCAGGATTTGCCACAGCTATTATTACAATGTGCCGGTGAAGTGGCTTGGTAAACGATTCTTTGAGCGTGCGGAGTGGTTCAAGGTACATAAGCCACTATATTACCGCAATAACTATATGGGCGAAGTAACCGGTACTGGTGGTGGCATCTTCGACAATGTAGAAGAGCGGACCATCACGGACGCAGAGATAGAGAATCTGCCATTTCTCTATTATGGCCTGGACTTTGGTTTTGAGCACCCGCAAACATTCGAGGTTGCCTACTATGACGAGGACACAGATACATTGTATTGCGTGTCGGAGGTATTTGCCAAGCGGTGCAAGAACAGCGCATTTGCCCGAAAGATTAAGGAATACATTACAGAAGAGATCATATGTGACTCGGCGCGCCCGGATGCCATTGCAGAGCTGCAGGATTGGGGATTTAATGCGATCGGTGCCAAAAAGCGTTGGGGTTCCGGCAAGGGAAGGGATTATTGCTGGGAATGGCTGCAGCAGACCACAAAGATTGTGGTTGATCCGGAACGATGTCCGCACCTTGCGCATGAGCTTACAACCTTGGAGCATGAGCAGTTGGCAGACGGTAGCTTTTCGGATGCTTATCCAAAACTGGACGAGGACTGCGTAATGGCTTTGATATATGGTCTGAACCGTGTGATTATGGAAAGCAGACGCAATAATGGACTGTATGATGACGAGATAGACGAAGATGAGGAGGAAGAGGACGATGGAGAATATGAAGATTAATGTTCTCGGAACAGAATACAAAATTGAGACACACAAAGTATCAGAGGATAAGTATCTGGAAGAAAATAGCTTAGCCGGTTATTGTGGCGAAGAGAGCAAATTGATTGTTGTTGCGGATATGTCAGAAGAAAAATACTTTGACCTGAGTGAAGAAGAACAGAAGTCATACAGGAAAAAGACGTTGCGCCATGAAATTGTGCATGCATTTTTGAACGAGAGTGGATTATCAGATTCTTCAAACCAGTATAATGGCGGTTGGGCAAAAAATGAGGAAATGGTTGATTGGCTTGCTATTCAGTGGCACAAGATAGATGAAGTATATAAACAGCTTGGCATTTAAGGCGGTGACATATGAACATATTCACACGAGTAAAGGAGTTTATCATGAATTTATTCAAAATAAGTGCAGAGAAAGAATTTAATGTTGATATTATTTCTTCTGATCTGATGGAGATGGCACAGATCGAGTGGCAGAACATCATTAAGGGCAGACCGTACTGGATGAGCAAGAACGTGCGCACAATCAATTTTGCAAAGTTCCTCTGCTATTACACCAGCAAAAAGACCTGTCTGGATCTCAATGTGACAATCAGCGGTAGTGACAGGGCGGATTATATCAATCAGTGCATTGGTGCAATGATCCAGAAGTCCATCCGGGATAAGGTAGAGGATGCCTGTGGCGCGGGCGGCATTATTTTTAAGCCGAGCGGTACATATAATCCGGCGGGAGCAATCGACTATGTAATGCCAGGCAGCTTTGCAGTGACAGAGAAGAACAGCAACGGGGATATCCTTGGGGTTATATTTATTGACCGGCAGATTAAGGGAGATGATTACTATACTAGATTGGAGTATCAGCACTTTACATCTTCGATCTCTGACGATGGAGAAGGAGTTGGAAGAACATACACCATTGAGAATAAGGCTTTCAGATCAAAGGGCAGCGACAGTCTGGGGCGCAGCATTGCACTGGCAGATGTACCGGAGTGGAAGAATATTCCGGAATCAGTCACAATCTCCAATGTGGAAAAGCCATTGTTTGGGTATTTCAAGATGCCGTATAACAACACCATTGACTATACATCACCGGAGGGTGTGGCAGTATTTGCGAATTGTATCGAGGAACTGCGCAATCTGGATGTAGCTTGGAGTAGAAAAGATGATGAAGTCGATGATTCGCAGCATATTACATTTATTGATGAAAGTGCATTGATGAAACGTGATAAGAATACTGGCGATAAAGAAAGACTTGAACTTCCAAGATTTGTAAAGGGATTGAGGATGGGGGTTGAAGCTTCTAATACGGTTAATGAACATGTACCAACACTGTTGACAGAACAGAGAGTTGCAGATATTAATTCCATTTTATCTATGATATCAACCAAGGCAGGATTCTCACAGGGGCAGTTTGTTCTTGATCGCAAGACAGGGATCACCACAGCAACGGAGATTGAAAGTGACGACAGCGAGACCGTGGAGACCATCACAGATATGAGGAATGCACTGAAATCTGCGATCAAGGATCTGGTATATGCACTGGACAAATACTGCGATGTATTTTTTAATATGCCGAGCGGGTACATCAACGCACTGGATGAAAGCGTAGCGGATGAAGATGTATTTTATTTTAAGGATCTGCTGGCATCGTTTGAACAGGATCGAACCAGAGCATATCAGCTTATGATGAACGGTGTATACAGTAAACGAAAATACCTCAAAGAGTATGAGGGATTTAATGATAAAGAGATTGATGAGATGTTTGCGGAGTGTGACGAAGAAAATGCAGGGGAGGACAAAGGCGGACTGTACGGGGAGGAATAAAGATGGTACTAAAAATAATCATGCTCTTATTTTGTGTTTCATTTATAGAAGAAATGGATAAGGCAAGGAAAAAGAAAAAAATATGTGACACAATTTACTGGGGATTTTTAATGGTAAGTGCGGCGATTGCAGTATGGGGGATGTAAATGAGGTACGACAGGACCGTTGGAAACGTAAATATAAGGCTTGATACAAGCAGAATTGACGGAAATCTTAGACGCGCACAGGATAAACTGGACATGCAGGTCTTGAATGACATGATTCCATATATGCCGTTTCAACAGGGATCTATGGTAGGAGCGACGAATATTGTTGAACCCGGATTGATTGAGACGAATGTGCCATATGCGCATTATCAGTATATGGGAGAATTGTATCTGACAGAGGATGGAAGATCATGGGCGCACAGCGGAGAAAAGAAATATCCAACTGGCAGGCCATTGCACTACGATGCGAACGGGCATCCGGAAGCTATGGCTCATTGGTTTGAGAGAGCGAAGGAAACGCATGGTCAGGAATGGGTCGATTTGGTTAAAAGAGAGGTAGGAAGAGGATAATGTTAACGCCGGATTATTTTTACGGAAAATCAGATAAACTGATAGAAATGTATCAGGAACTGGAAGATTGGATTATCAGTGATATAGCAATGCGTTTGATAAAATCCGGGGAAATGTCTGGCACTACTGATCGGGAACTTTGGAAACTCCAGCAGATGGGATTGCATCATACTGAAATTGTAAAAAGAATTTCAAAAATGACAGGAAAGAGCAGGGACGAAGTGCGGCGTTTATTGCGTGATAGTGTTATGACATCATTCTCTGATGATGCAGAGGTTTTAAAACGGCTTGGAGATGTTCAAACACCTTTGCAAAATAATGCAGCCATCATGGCAATGAATGCCGAAATGATGAAAACATTCGGAGAATTGAATAACCTTACGCGGACAACTATGTTGCAGACGCAGAGAGATTTACTCAATATGCTGAATGAGGTAGATTATCGTGTGGCATCTGGTATGCAGTCGTATAGCAGTGCAATATGTGAAGTGCTTGACAGATATGCACAGAGCGGCGTTGTGATTGATTATCCAACGGGTGCCAGGCGTTCTTTAGAAGCGGCAGTGCGTTGTTGTGTTGTTACTTCTATGAATCAGACGGCTGCTCAGGTAACTAATCAATACATAGCGCAAAAAGGAATAGAGTATGTTCTTGTATCGGCACATATGGGAGCACGGCATAGCAAAAAGTTCCCGGATGGAATACCATCACACGATCATTGGCAGGGAAAAGTATATAAAATCGTCGGGAGTGATAAAGACACACCAAATCTGTTAGATGCAACCGGATACACCGTAGATCCAAAGACAGGACAGGGAAGAGTTGTAGATCCTCTTGGACTGCATGGATATAATTGCAGGCATTCCCATAAGCCGTGGGATAAGTCTCTGCGAAATCCTTATGTTGATGCAGATGGAAATCCTAAAATTAATGTGCACGAGAGCCAGGAATTGTATGAGAAACAACAGCAGCAGAGATCAATGGAGCGTGCTATTCGGCAGACCAAGCGCGAATTGCTGGCAAAACAGGCAGAGTTAAGCGGCATAGCAGAGACTGATGTAAAAGATATGTTGCAGCCACAATATGATAAACTTGCTTATAAACTGCGGATACAGAATCAACAGTATAAGCAATTCTGTGCGGATAATGGATTGCAGACACAGACTGACCGGATAAAGGTAGCAGGATTTAAGCGGGCACAGGCGGAAAAGGCCAATGGTAGGGCAACGGCGTATAGCCATTCGGTAAAAACTCCGATGGAAAAAGCGGACAGTATAGGCTATACTAAAAGAACAAAGGAAGAGTTTGAGCAGACCGCGCGGCAGATAAAGGAAGAAATAACGCAATATTCTGATAGACCGTCGAAGTGGAGTGGGAATATACGAGTTGATAATGAATTGGCAAAAGAGCGCTCTAGGGGAGCAAAAGAATGGTCATGTGATATTTCTGTTGTAGAAACCGCTGATAATGGTACGATTTGGCATGAAATGCTTCATTCATGTTCAGCAAGTTATTATAATCCAGAGATATATGGTGCAAACGAATATATCGAAGAGGCGACTGTAGAATGGTTAAAACAGCAAATATGTAAAGAGAACAATATAATAAATGCATGTGCCTATGAAGAAAAAACAGCTGTTTTACAGGTGTTGAATAATAGCTTCTCTTTTGGAACAGACCTAGAGTTTGCCAAGGAAATATTTAATGTTCCACTTCCAGAACGGTATCAATGGTTAGAAAATAGGGTGGATAAATGTCTAAGGCAAGCTGGAGTTTCGTTTAAAGATTATTATGATGTAATGGGATTTGTTAAAAATCTGAAAGGCGGTAAAAATGGCTGACATTAAAGGACTTCTAAAAGATATAGAGGAATATAATAAGAAATTTGCTATTACAGAAAATTCAAGTGAAGCAGAGAAATTACGTTATCGTCTTATGAACGGAAAAAAAAATAAGGAAGAATGGTTACAATTAAGGGAAGATGTAAGAGCGTTTTTTAAATCAGATGCATCGGAAGAGGATAAGAGGATGTTAATGGGCTATACAGAATCATTGTCTATGATTTGTTCAGCGATTGAAGATTATGGATATGAACCGTAGAAAAATCCCCGCTTACATAACGTAGGCGGGGATTTGTATCAAGTGTCTGAGAAGTTATTTTGGAAACTTCAATATCTAGTCAACTAAATAATTTTCTGGAAGATTATAATTGTAACGTTTGTGAACGTCTTCAAGCCAAATGTTATATAATTTGTCACCAGTAGGGGTTTTGTAACGAATCGAAGAAATTTCTTTCCATTCATCATAAAAATCTACAAGGGTTTTATCGTTAAATGTAAGGCTGAGGTAATAAGGTGAAAGTCCCAAAGTACTACCGAAACTACGTTCTGCTTTTTCGATATCTATATGAATTTCATCCAAAAGCATAAGGATTTCTATTAAATCAGTATATGTTTTTATTTCTAGTGAATGGTTTTTAATATCACCCGTTCCGCAGAGCCAATCTATAGAAACATGATAAGTTTCAGCAATTCGGCACACTGTGTCAATAGATGGTGACTTCGTTCCACTTTCATAACTAGATATTGCCATAGCGGAAATACCAATTGATGCACCGAAATCTTTTTGAGAGAGAGAATGTTCCTGCCGAAGTTCTTTTAAGTTGGTTGCAAAATTATTTTTAGCTGTATCCATGTGGACACCTCCTTTAAACATAGAATACAACAAAGTATATAAAAGTTCAAGAAAGTAATAGAAAATAAAGTAAAGTGAATTAAAGTAAACAAAAGTATAGTTGTATACACTAAAGGATTGACAATAAACCGACGAAGTGGTAATATTTGAAACATAGGGGGTGAAAAAAATGAAACTTAATTCTTCAAAATTAAAAAAAATAATGGCAAACAAAGAATTAAGTGTATGCGAATTGGCAAAGAAAGCTAGTGTGTCAACTGCGTCCGTATCAAAATACACACGTGGACTTGTGGAGCCATCCATAAAGTCAATAGGCAAAATAGCAAATGCACTTAATATTGATTTGGAAGAAATTATTGAAGATGAAAAAGAGCAAACACACTAGCTTTGGCCGGCATGTGTTTGCTCCAATGGAACCTATTAATCATAGGAATTTCCTATTCGCATTATAGGGGATTCCACCAGTTTTTGCAAGGAGAAATTGCAAAATGCAGAATTTAACAGTAATTGAAAATGAGTTAGTGCCGGTATATGAGACGAGCACTGGGGAAAAGGTAGTGTATGGTTCGGAACTTCATGAAGTTCTTGGAGTCAGAACGCCATATAAGGATTGGTCATCACGGAGACTATTGGATGTGGATGCCATTGAAAATGAAGATTTTGAAGCCGCTCAAATTTGCGCACCTTCCGGTCAGACCAAGAAAGACCATATTATCAAACTTGATACTGCCAAGGAAATGGCAATGCTTGAGCGTAACGAAAAAGGTAAGCAGGTGCGCAGGTATTTCATCCAGGTAGAGAAGAAGTTCAAGGCAGGCAAGACAAGCAAAAAGGTGCAGGGTACCAAGAAAGAGAAGCTTCCATCCGTAAATATGATGGTGAAGAACATCAAGGAGGCCCTGCACGATGCAGGAGTGGATTCCAAGTACATAGCCGCCGAGGTGGTAAGGATTTATTCTGATTCCGGTTATCCGGTCAATGCCCCGGTAATCTCTGATACACCGAAACTGTGGGACTGCACCACCATCGCCAAAGAAATCGGTATTTTTTCAGAATCCGGTAGACCGCACGACAAGGCGGTAAGCGCGATTATTCAGAAACTTGATATTTTCACGGACGAGGTTGTGAGAACAGCATACAGCCGGAATGGACACGATGGTGTGACAGTCCAGTACAAGGACAGCGTTTTTCAAAAAGTAAAAGAATGGTTGCAGGAGAATGGTTATCCGTCAGTCATCGAACTGGAACTTGCAAACGGTAGCGTGAATAAATGCCGGGTAGTGTACGGGGAGGTGGCTTAATATGAACAGAACAGCATTAGAAGAACGTGAGAACATTCTTAAAATTATGCATGATGAAATGGAAAATCAACCAATGGCAAGTCAGAAAACAAGAGATACATATTCAGCTTTGCATGACGCCGTTGAAGCATATGTCAATGCAACACAGGAAGATGCTTTTTACTGGGGATATATGACAGCTATGAAGCAGTACGAGAAAACCGGGGTAGTAGAATGACAGAAAGAGAATTTTATATATCCATTGTCCCGGAAATATCAGAACTGATTGTACTGCTCCGTGATGTTTCGCCGGAAGATAGAGAGGAAATCAAACGTGAAATGTTAAATAGCTGCAAGGCTAGACCACAGGCATTTAGGTTTATGGAAAAGCTGTAGATAGGTATTTATACACAGTTACAAGCTATGCATGTTAATTGATTGGCATCATAAGGCAATGAGAGAGCTTAGAAATAGGCTCTCTTTCATTCTGGCACAAATTATATCCCAATATGAGTTATTATAATATTGCCAGATGGGTTTCACTTATTCATTCTGAGCCTCCTTTCATGTAATACAGCACATGGCACCTTGAAATACAGGTGCTTTTTGTGCGCTTAAAAAATGGCACAAATCTTTTTCAATCTCATGATACAATTAGACATGAGGTAAAAGATATGGAGAACATAGAGAAAATGATAGATGAAAAGAAGAAACAGATGGTGGAGTCGTTGAAAAAAGGAAATTCGGTAGAGATCCATGCTTCTAAAGATGGAATCAAGGTATATGAAGTAAGAAAAAAGAAAATTTGATAATTGGCGCATAGAAATGGCTATGTGTAACAGCTAAAAGGAGCTGACTTCTTAGAAAAATCTAAGAGGTTGGCTCTTTTTGTTTTTGGGAAATAGTTCAACAGGAAGAATAAAAACAAAAGATGTGGGTTCGAATCCCGCTTTCCCGATTGCCAGCTATGGAGTAAATAGCAACTCATTCGCGCCGGACTGACCGGAGTAAAAACTTGGAAAGAAAGAGGTAAGGAACATGGTAAAAGTAATCAGCGAATTGGAGAAGATTGGTCTGTCACTGACAGATGAGCAGAAAGAATCCATCAAAAAGAGTATGGGCGAGGAATTATATTCTAAGCAGGAATTGGACAAGAAACTTTCCAAAACGCAGGAACTCGAAGAAAAAAATAAGGAACTTGTAGGAAAGCAGGAAACTCTTGAAAAGGAATTACAGACTATGAGAGATTCCGCACCGGATGCAGATGCACTGAATCAGAAGATTGCAGAACTGACGACCACACTGGAAGCAGAACGTAAGGAGCGCGCAGAGAAAGACGAAAGGGCAAGGCTTGATGGTCTTGTAACAGATTTCTTTGCTGATAAGCATTTTGTTAATGCTATCACGGCAGACGCGATCAAAGCGCAGCTGGTCGACAAACTTAACTCTGATGAAGCACGCGGAAAAAGTATTTCAGATCTGTTTGACGCCATTGTCAAGGATGATAAAGGCAATTATAAGCCGGACATTCTCATTGACGAAAAGACATTCCAGGCGCAGCAGAATCGCAGCCAGATTGTTGGAAACCCAATTAATCAGCCGGATGGGGCAAAACTTTCTATGGCTGAACTTATGAAACTCAAAAACAAAAACCCGGATATGGACATTGCGCCATATCTGAACAGAAAGAAGGAGAAATAACACATGGCATTATTTGATTTGGTAAATTTCAATGGTGAAGTATTTGATGCGGCAGTGCGCGAGACTCCGAATCTGCGTTTAAATGAACTGCTTCATTGCGGCGCGATCGTAGAGCGTGGTGAGTATGCATCTTTATTGCCAGACCAGAAGGGCGGTAACTTTATCACAACTCTGATTAAGGCGCGTTTATCTGGCAAGACCGTAAATTATGACGGCAAGACAGACATTACAGCAGAAGAGCGCGGCAATTACACTATGGGGCGTATCGTTGTCGGCAGGGCGCAGGGATGGACAGAGAAAGATTTTGTATCTGATATTTCGGGGGATGATTATTCTGCAGCAGCCGGAGAGGTCGCAGAGTTCTGGGATGATGTAGATCAGGATACGCTTCTTAGCATCCTTAAAGGTGTGTTCTCTATGAGTACCGGAGAGGGTAAGAAGTTCGTAGATGCGCACACCTACGATATTACTGCAGAAACAGAAAATACTTTCGGACCTACAACCCTTAACAATGCAATGCAGAAAGCACTGGGAGATAAGAAAGCAAACTTCTCACTTGCAATCATGCATTCTGTGGTCGCTACAAATCTGGAGAATCTTAAGCTGCTGGATTACATGAAATATACAGATGCCGATGGTATCGAACGTGATCTGGGGCTTGCTACCTTAAACGGCAGGATCGTACTTATTGACGATACGATGCCGGCTGTGGAAGTTGCAGAATCTTCTAAGGGTGCGGGGGATGGATATACAAAATATACCACCTATGTTCTTGGCAACGGAGCAATCGAGTACACAAACTGCGGTGTAAAGGTTGCATCTGAAATGGATCGTAATCCGGCGAAGAATGGTGGAGAGACAACATTGTATACCAGACAGAGAAAAGTATTTGCTCCATACGGTATTTCGTGGAAGAACACAGGTGTGATCTCTCCGACTGGTGCACAGTTGGAGACAGGGACAAACTGGGAAATTGCACAGAACAACTCTTCTGATAAGCCAGATTACTTCCCGGCAAGAGCAATTAACATTGCGCAGATTATTACCAGGGGGTAAGAAAAAGGGGGGATTTCTGATGGGATACACCACATATGACTTCTACAAAGAAAAATATTATGGGGATTCTATCGGGGAATCCCTTTTCCCCAAGTGGGAAGATCGTGCATCTGACAAGTTGAATCAGTTGACCTATGGGCATATTGATGATGCTGCCAAGGAAGAATTTGACGAGAAAATCCAGAAAGCCACCTGTGCATTGGCTGATCTGCTCTATCAGATAGATTTCAAGACCAGTCATGCCAGTGACGAAAAGGGCGGCAATGTGAAGTCAATGTCCTCTGGCGGTCGGTCGATCAGCTTCGGAAGTAATGAAACGCTTATTGATAAGGTGCTTGGGGATAAGGTAGCGCAGAACCGATTGTGTTACGACACGGTATGCGAATACCTGTCCGGCACCGGATTGTTATATGCGGGGTATGAATGATGGGATTTTTTGACAATAAAACAGTTACCCTTTTCAACCGATCATTCAACGCGGAAACCGAGGAAGAAACATATTACCCGACACTGCTCGAGGGTGTCGACCTTGTGGAAACCAAGGGCGCGAACGTCTCCAAGAGTGGTATGGACAGTGCAGATGCGGCAAAACTTTTTGTTGACGTCAACAAAACGATAAAGCCCTATCTTCCACCGAAAGAGTGGGAAAACATGCCGGACAAATGCAAGCAGTACTTTTTGACATTTAATCCGGCACAGGATTTTTTTATCAAAGGGGATCATACGGGTACAATACTGCCGAAAAATGATGCCTATCAATGGCTGCTCAATCGCTGTGACGATTGCTACAAAGTAACAACGATTGATAAATACGAGGATATTTTACCTCATTTTGAAGTAGGAGGCGTATAAATGGCAGAGCCAGAAAAACTTACCATCCGGGATGCAGAGAACGCACAGAAAGGCATTCTTGCACTTGCTCTGGCATACCCGGACTATCCAAAGCTGTTTAAGGCTGACAATACGACGATAAGATGGAACTCCATCAAGGCGGATAGATCCATTGGATTATTCCCCATACAGGGGGCGGTATATCTGAAAAAGTATATCAGTGGCAGCTATGTGCGCAGATGCCTTTTCAGATACTTTATAAGTGCTCACCGACTACCAACAGGGCAAGCATTGAAGCACAGGAGATGTTGAATAACCTTGCGGCATGGATGGAAGAGAGCGGAATTGAGTTTAAAGATCCACATCTGACATTACAGTCAATTACGAGGACATCCCCGGTATATGGTGGCGAACAGGATGAAAAAACGGTTGTGTATGCCATTAATATACAGCTGAAGTATTTTTATAAAAAATAACAGGAGGAAGATACATGAAAACGAATTTACAGTTTTTCGCCGAAGATCGTACCAACATGGTGTCATTACTTGATATTGGTACTCTCATCGGCAGTACAGCCAAGATCGTAGAGATGGGCGATGGCTACAAAGAGATCACAGAGGACTGGGGACCGAATACAGAGTCAACCCAGTACGTCAACATGAAAAACGCAAATAACACGGTAAAGGGATACGAGTTTTCGACAACGCCGGAGCGTGATTACATGTCTGATGATATGCAGACTGCAATCGACACGATGTTCAAAATGTTCCCGACGGGAAAGCAGTGTGAGACATATTATTACAGATATTACAAAACAGACATCACAAAAAATACAGGCGATTGCATCCGCGTCCCGGTTACGGTGTGCCCGTCAAGCACAGGCGGCTCCGGCGGCGATACGCTGACATCTTCGATTCAGATCAATGGAAACGGTGCGGTAGAACTTGGAACGATCACGATCGCCGGTGATGGCACATTTACATGGGCGGCGAAAGCGTCTGGTACATCAGGAAAATAATAAACGGTGTTAATCAAAAATTAGCATAATCGGGTGGGTTCCTTTCAGTCCTGCCCGATTTCTGAAAGGGTGGTAATTTATGGAAGAATTAGTATTAGACAGTGGTGTCAGAAAAATCGCAATTAAAAATGAGGACGGGGATGTCATTACCGTGTTGAGTATCAATGTCGCAGATGCCGACACAGCCGAGCGATTCGGACAGGTCATCAACAAACTGGAAAGAATCTCCGAGAACTGTGAGAAAGAGGCGGCAGCATGGAAGAAAGAACATGCACAGGATGAGGTAGATTCTGACAACGTTGATGTTGAGTCGGTTTTACAGGCAAACAGAATCCGGGTGAAGTACCTGAAACAGATTGCAGCAGAGATCGACGGTCTGTTCGGGGAAGACACAGTAAAAAACGTGTATGGAGATTTCACGCCGGATGAGACGGCACTGGTGGAATTTGTTGAGAAGATTATTCCGGTCATGAATAAACTCTTCGGCAAGCGTTACGAGATGACCAGAAAACGCTATAACTCCGGCAGAAAAGGAGCACGGGCATGATTAACGTCATGCTCGATCCGCTGCCTGAGGAATGGAACGGGTACAAGGTCAATGCGTCATTTCGTATCGGCATACAGGTATTCCTTGTGCAGTATGACAAAGAACTGAATGAGTATGAGAAGAGTGATGCGCTGATCTATCTGCTGTTCGATGAACGGGAGCACCCGGACGGGGATGATCTTCGCCAGTGTGTGGAGTGGTTTCTAAATGGCTGGTTCCATGACAAACCAGGATCATCAAAAGATAACCGCAGACTGGTAGATTACGACATTGACCAGTGGCGTATTTATGCAGATTTCCGGCAGATATATGGGATCGATCTCTCCTTGGATGATATGCACTGGTGGATGTTCAATGGTCTGCTCTGGAATATGCCTTATAAACAGTCATCATTCCAACAGGTTATAGAAATCCGCAGGAAGAAAATCACATCCAAGATGGGAAAAGAAGAGAGACAGGCGATCAAGGAAGCACAGGAAATGTATGCATTAGAGCAGCCGGAAGAAAAGAAAGAGTATACCGAGGATGAGAAAACAAAGATTGACAAATACGATCAGATGATGGCAGAGATCAGAGCAAAGAAGAAAGCAGAAAAGGAACTTGGATTAGTTTAGGGAGTGAGGATTGCATATGGCTGATGGATATGATGGAGAAATCAGAATAAGGACATTAATTGAAAATGGAGATGCATCCAGCAGCCTGTTGCAGTTGGAGTCACGGTTTCAGAAACTGACGCGGGAATCACAGCGTCTTACCGATCAGATGCGGCAGATGGAGCGGCAGAAGATTCCAACAGACCAGTATAAGGATTTGCAGAATACTTTTGATTCGCTTGTCGCAAATGGACGTCAGTTATCGGAGAAATTAAAAAACACAGAAAAATATGTTCCAACGAGAGCGTATAAAGAAGCAGAGGCGGCACTTGACCGCGTCAGTGGCAGACAAGCGCAATTAAATCATCGGATGCAGGAATGGGTGGCACTTGGGCGTAATACAGATTCTGTTTCGTATAGAAAAATGCAAATGGAAATGGCTGATTGCGAAAGGGAGTCAGACAGACTTATAGATGCTTTAAACCGGATGGAAGAAGCTGGGCAGGATCGCCAAATAAATGATAAATGGAAAGATTTGAAAAATCAGATGCGACAGGTAGGACAGGAAGCCGCACAGATACACGCTGAAATGATGCGTATGGAAAATGAAAATGCAGCTTATATTGATCCACGAAATACAGAAGAGTATCAGCGTCTGGCGACAAGATTGCGTGAGGTAAATGAACAATTAGATATCATGAACCAGAGAATGCGCGAGGTTGTGGATCGTGAGGGTGAAATGGACACAAGTGCCGGAGGGCGTTTTGGGAATATCCAGGGTGCCGTGCAGCAGGTAAATAGGGCAATCGAGAAATTTATAAAACGTGTAAAGAAAATTGCATTGACTATATTAGTGTTTCAATTTGTATCAAAGGCATTTCGAACAATGATCGAAGGGATTAAAACAGGTATTCAGAATTATGCAAGATATTCTGAACAGTTTAACCAGAAGATGTCAGAAATGAAATCAGCTACGCTGAATTTAAAAAATTCTATTGGAGCTGCGGCGATACCGATTGTTAATGCGTTAGCTCCAGCATTAACAGTTTTATGTAGTTGGCTGACGAAGGCGATAAATCTTTTTAATAAGTTTATATCTGCATTATCAGGGAAGAAAACGTGGACTCGAGCGAAAGAACAACAGGTAGATTATGCAGCGTCTCTTGATAATACCGCCAATGCTGCAAAAAAAGCAAAGGGAGCATTGCAGGGATTTGATGAATTAAATGTGATTAACTCTAATGATTCCGGCAGCAGTGGAGGTGGTTCTGGCGGCTCCGGTGTGGGAATTGATTATGAGGAGGTTCCACTGACTGAAAAGGATTTTGCGTGGATTGAAAAAATAAAGAAAATTTTTGAATCCATACTACCTGTCGTGGTAGCGATCGGAGCGGCATTATTAGCATGGAAGATTGCAACTTTCCTTTCAGATTTGATAAAAGTACATCCTATCCTTGGAAAAATATTATCTGTATTGGCAATTATTGTTGGGGTGGCATTGGCAATTTACAGCTATTTGCATATGTGGAATGAAGGCGTCGATTGGCAGGGATTAATAGGCTACATTGTTGGAGTATCGCTTGCTTTTGGCGGTTTGTATGCGCTGTTCAGCCCTCTTGTTGCTGGTATATTTTTGATTATAGCATCTGCGGCGGGACTTATATTAGCGCTTAAGGATATCAGTGAAAATGGATTGAATGCAAAAAACGCATCGTTATTATTGGTATCTGCAATAGGATTGATAGCTGGAACGTTTTTGGCACTCGGAACAACTGCAGGTGCAATTATGATGATTTTAACAGGTGGTATTCTTACGGCAATTAGTTTTGTTGATATGTTAAATAATGGATTTAGCTGGATGAAAGAAATTCTTATGCTGATTGGCATTGCATTGATGGCGGTAGGAGCGATTATACTGGGTGCGCCTGTACTGGTTACGGCAATTATAGCAGCAATTGTAGCAGTAGTACTTACTTTGGTGGTTGTTATAAAAGAACACTGGGAAGAAATAAAAGAATGGTTTTCAAAAGTTGGTGATTGGGTCAAAGAACATATTGTAGATCCGGTCAAAGAAAAATTTTCAGAATTATGGACGGCAATTTGTGACATATGGGGCAACGTATCAGATTGGGTTAAAGAACATATCGTTGATCCGGTTAAAGAAAAAGTCACAGAATTATGGACGGCAATCAGTAATATATGGGGCACAGTATCGGAATGGTTTAGTGAACATGTTATTGAGCCGATTGTTACATTTTTTGAAGGCTTAAAGAAGAGAGTGGGACAGATTTTCGAGGGTTTGTGGATTATTATACAGGCTATTTGGATTATCGTATCAGGTTGGTTTAATGAACATGTTATTGAACCGGTAGTGGCATTTTTCAAAGATTTATGGGAAAAAGTTTCTACATTTTTCAAACAACTTTGGGAAGATATAAAAGCGGTATGGAACACGGTATCGGAATGGTTTAGCGAACATGTTACTCAACCAGTAGTTACATTCTTTAAGGGAGTATGGGATCAGGTATCTGGATTTTTTAAACGACTTTGGGAAGATATAAAAACAGTGTGGAGTGCAGTATCGGCATGGTTCAATGTAACAGTAATAGATCCTGTGAAAAACGCGTGGAAAACAGCAACAGAAGCAATCGGCGGATTTTTCAAATCTCTTTGGGAGGGAATACAAACTGGAGTTGTAAATGCTATGAATGCAGTTATTGGTGGAATAGAGTCTGCTATAAATTTTATTGTTGGCGGTATTAATAACATCCTTGGCGGTTTTAATAAAGTCGTTTCATGGGCTGCTAAAGTAGCCGAGGTAGACTGGGGCGGAGTTGATCTGGTTCCGACAGTAACACTTCCGAGAGTACATCTTGCCAACGGCGGCATCACAACTGGAAGAACATTCGCAGAAATCGGAGAAGCCGGACGCGAAGCAGTACTTCCGCTCGAAAATAATCTTTCTTACATGAAGCCGCTTGCAGAAATGATCGCAAGTGAGATGAAAGGCGTGCAGACGGTGCGGATCGTAGCGGACGAAGGAAAGATTTTCAAAATTGTAAAGGAAGAGGCAAACGACTATTACCGGAGAACCGGAAGTCCGGCATTTGACTTTTAGGAGAGGAGCGTATAAATGGCATACAGCGGATTTTTAATAAAAGTAGGCAATTACACAGTTCCTTTCCGGTATATAGAGACAAAGAAGTATAAATGTGGGATCAAGGGGCAGGATCTTAATTCTTATCGGGATGCGAACGGAGTATTACACCGGGAGGCATTGAGCAATGTCTCAATTAAAACAGAATGGGAAACACCGGGAGATATAGACGAAGCTGTATTGCGTCCACTGATGGATAATATCAGATCCCAATATTCCAATACAACCGAAAAGAAAGCACTTGTTACCGCATGGATGCCAGAAATCGGTAATTATGTAACGATGTACTGTTATATGCCTGACGTGGAGTATCAGATAGATTATGCAGATGAATGGACGGTCCAGTATGGATCATTCCGGCTGGCATTTATCGGATATGGAGGTGTAGTTGGATGATTGATTTTAAATATGCTGATTTATTTAAACAGAATAGCGTTGATGTCCAGCTTGAAATTATTTCCGATGATGAGAAAATCCATATCACAAATACGGAATTTCATGAGGAAGAGTTTGAATTAACAGAAAGCCTGTGTTCACAGTCTGAATTGACTTTTGGTGCTGTCGAAGCCGGATCTGTAAAATTTAAGGTATCAAATATTTTTCTTCCAATGAAAGGGAGATGGATGACCGTCAAGATGATAATTGGCGGGCACACAGATCAACCCTTTTTGATAGGAAGATTCAAAGGTTATTCCGATACACCGACTGCTGACAGAAAATACCGAGATGTAGTGGCATATGATGCCCTTTATGACATTTTAAATGCAGATGTGGCAGCATGGTATAACACTGTCTTTCCATCCCATAAAGAGCAGCAGAAAGATAAAGATGGAAAAACTACGACTGTTACAGTTTATGATCCGGTCACAATGAAGCAATTTCGGGACAGCTTTTTTAAGCACTTCGGGATTGAGCAGGCTGACATTGATCTTATCAATGACAACATGTCTATTGAAAAAACAGTTGCGGTCACGCCATCCAGTGAGACAAGTTCTGATACAGAGGAATCGAGCACCATAGGCGAATCTATGAGCGGCAAAGAAGTGTTGTCCTGCATTTGTGAGATCAATGGCTGCATGGGGCACATGGGGCGCGACGGGAAGTTTCATTATATATATCTGGAGCAGAATATACAGGGACTTTATCCGAGAAACGATCTTTATCCGGCAGATGATTTGTTCCCAAGAGATCCGAAAAGCAACCGGATCGGGAAAGATTTATATATAACGGCTGAATATGAAGATTTTCTTGTTAAAACGATCAATAAGTTACAGATCCGGGAGCAGAAGAATGATATCGGCGTGATCGTGGGTACGGGAGACAATGCTTATGTGATCGAGGATAATTTTCTTGTATATGGCAAAGGCACAAAAGAACTGAAAGGCATTGCAAAAAATATCCTTTCCAAGATCAGAGGGATTGTTTACCGCCCGTTTACAGCGGACTGCAAAGGAAATCCGTGTCTTGAGGTCGGGGATGCAGTGCGGCTGCCGACCAGATATGAACTGATTGAGTCCTATATTCTGAAAAGAACCCTGAAAGGTATACAGGCTTTGCGTGATGATTTGGAAGCGGATGGGGAAGAGTACCGGACAAACGGGGCGAACGGAATACAGAAAAGTATTTTAAAGCTCAAAGGCAAGAGCAATGTGTTGGAGCGAACCATTGAAAAGACACAGAGTACGATAACTGATGTTGAGAAGGGATTGCAGTCACAGATCACGCAGACCGCAACCGAAATTCGCACAGAAGTTAAAAATACAACGGATGGTTTATCATCGAGAATCACGCAAAATGCGAGCAGTATTACAGCAGAAGTCAAAAGGGCACAGGGGCAGGAAGTTGAACTTGCGGCAGCCATTAAAATTAATGCAGACAATATCACAGCAGAAGTTACCAGGGCGAGTAAAACAGAAGGCGAGTTATCCAGTAAAATAGAAGTAACTGCAACGCAGATTCGTTCGGAAGTCACGGCTTCCCTAAAAGCATGGGATATTGAAGAATATGATGTTACATATTATGGTTTCGGAAATCCCCAAAAAACTTATCCGGCATCGTCACACTACAATGGATGCAGTTTTTTGAATCAGGAAAATGGATACTTTTATGGCTGCGAACCGGACGGTGGAATAAGCAGTGGTAAGTATAAGTGGACATTACTAAAGAAATTTAAACAGCTTGCATCAAATATGTCCAGTGCGATTACACAGACCGCAACGGAGATCAGTTCTAAAGTTACAAGGGATAGTGTTGTTTCAGAAATCAACCAGTCAGCCGAGGGTATCAAAATTAAAGCAAAACTGCTTGAATTAAAAGGTTCTATGGAAATGACCGGGGGATATATGCATATTCAAGCGGAAGAGTCTGTAGAAAACCTTATTGAATTTAAACGCAGTGGAACACTTGTACAGATGGGAACGGATGGATTTCGAACAGTGGAAGGAACGCTTGAAAGTCCAAACCATCAATGTGTCGTTCAATATAATCATATCTCACTAAATAAAGGCGGAACAGACACGGACCACTGCATGATTAATCTGGATGGGGATACCGGTGTTGCTGGATTTAGAGGGGGTGTGATTGACGGCTCAGATAAAAGAATGAAAAATACAATTTCAGACTTGGACAAAAAACGATCATCGGAGTTTATTTATTCTTTAAGTGCAAAATCGTATCGTTATAATTTCGAAAGGGATGGATTTCATCATGGCTTTATAGCACAGGATGTTTTGAAAAAAGCGGAAAAAGGGTGGAATATTTGTCCAAAAACGTTTTCAGACAGCAATGGGAAAAAGTATTACGGACTGAAATATACGGAACTGATTGCTGATCTGGTTGCCACAGTGCAGTTGCAGCATGACGAGATAGAACAGTTAAAGGAAAAGGTGGAAAATCTATGATAAATGCAAAAATTCGTGAATTTGAAAACGACATTATAAATTATGTAAATTTGTGCGGGGATGTCCCAATCGAAGCTAAGTACCTGGTGTTTAAGGATATTCTATATCAGATCAAGGAAGAAGCAAACCGACATGTTACAGTAGAACGTGAACAGATGAAGCTTGCAAAGGAAAGGGAGAGTGAGGATCATGAATAAAGCGCATATTGATATTAATTGGGAGAATTACCCGAGTGATGAAACACCGCTTAATGAAAGAAACCTCAATAAAATGGATGGCTCGATTGATATCATTGATGATCGTGTAATCACTCTCGATACCACAAAAGCAACCAAGGCGGAAGTGGCAACCCTTGTTGCGGATGTGACATTCGAGGAATCGACGGGAATTATCACAATCACGAAAAAGAACGGTTCTAAGATTACGATTGATACACAGATGGAGAAAATCGCAATCAACTTCGATTATAACCCGACTACACAGCAGATTATTTTGACTCTGATCGATGGTACGAAGCAGTACATAGACCTGTCGGCACTGATTACACAGTATGAGTTCCTTGATTCTGATACGGTAGCTTTTTATATTGATAAGGATGGAAAAGTGTCTGCCACCGTCAAAGAGGGTAGCATCGAGGAAAAACACTTGGAGCCAAACTATCTTGCAAAAATTAAGGTGGAAGTAGCAAAGTCAGAGTCAAGCCAGCAGGCAGCGGCAATGTCTGAAATAAACGCCAAAGCAAGTGAGAATGCCGCAAAAGCCAGTGAAACAGCGGCAAAAACATCCGAAACCAATGCCAAAGCGTCAGAGACAGCAGCGGCGAAGTCAGCCACGGCGGCAGCAATATCCGAGACTAACGCAAAAGTCAGTGAGACATCCGCCAGTCAGTCTGCAGCCACAGCCACAAGTGAAGCGGCATCTGCCAGCCAGTCCGCCAGTACCGCCATAGATAAAGCCACAATCGCAACGCAGAAAGCAACAGAGATCATCGGTAAAGCCGAATCTGCAGCAGATAGTGCAACCAAAGCACAGAGTTATGCTGTTGGTGGTACAGGAAGCAGAGAGGGCGAGGATTCTGACAATGCCAAGTATTACTATCAGCAGGCAAAAGACATATCAGAAGGACTTAACGGTGGATTGCAGCCACACGGAACAGTTGCATTTGCAGATCTTCCGGCACTTGCGGATGTCAATGCCGGATGGATGTACAATATTTCAGATGAATTTACCACCACGGATGATTTCAAAGAGGGAGCCGGCAATGTGATTCCTGCCGGAGCAAACATCTATAAAACATCAGATGAAAAATGGGACGTGCTTGCCGGTACTCCTGTGACGGGGGTTAAGGGCGCAAAAGAAGCATCCTATCGGCGAGGAAATGTCAATCTCACTCCAGCAAACATTGGGGCAGTAGCGACAGGTGGAGATACAGCGAACAATATCGTATCATTTACGAGCAGTGATGTGGCAGACGGATTAACGTCAGCGTGGACGACTGTATCAAAATTATCAAGCGGTGAAAAACACTCTTCAATTTTTGCGAAGGTGTCACAGATGTTCAAGAATGTGCGGTATCTCTATAAAATGCTTGGAACGACAGACATTTCTAAAATTGGAAATGGGACATGCACGGGAGCGATATCATCGTTAAACAGCAGTTTAGCAAACCACTTACCATTATCCGGCGGAACAATGACTGGCACTATTATTGGACAACATAAGTTACCAGGTAGTACGGCTTCAGATTCCAATGGAATGGTTCTCGGTGTTCAGACAACAGGCAATACAGGAATTTTTAATGGTAACGGAGATGGAAATGGGGCTGACGTTGCAAATCTAATCATCAAATCATGGTACGGAGTTGGATTTGTAGACGGTTGTTCTGGTCAAGGAATGACTGTCGGAATAGATTGCAGGAGTGGAAACATTACATGCAATTCTATAACAATAAGAAATGTCGGAAGTGTGACAGATTTATTAAATTCCAAGTTATCAACGTCTGCATCCTGTAATAAAAACTGGAATTGGAGTGGTAAAAATGAAACCCCAGCCTGGATATGGGGTGGTAGCGATGGAACTAATATGTATGTCTATAATCCGACATATATCCTGGTTCAGGGAATAAGAAATAGAGTAACAAATAGAGCAATGACTATAACAGATGATAACCATGTTAGAACATATGAATCTAATGGTGTTGGAATGAACGGAGCTATTAGCCTTGGTTCTGGAAATTATAGATTTTCACAATTATACGTTACATCAAGTTCGATATCAACTTCTGATAAAAATTATAAAGATGATATTAAATCACTTACAGATAAGCATTTACAGTTTTTTATGAAATTACAGCCAGTATCATTTTTATTTAAAGATGGTACATCTGGCAGAACACATATCGGTTTTATAGCACAGGATGTAGAGCAGGCAATGTCAGAATGTGGCTTAACAGATCTCGATTTTGCTGGATTCTGCAAAGATCAAAAAATTGACAGTAAATTGGTTGATGGCGAAGAAGTCAACGAACCTATCTTAGATGAAAATGGCAATCCAGAGTATATTTATTCATTAAGGTATGAAGAATTTATCGCATTGAACACATATGTGATTCAGGAGTTGTGGAAACGTGTTGATGCAGTAGAAAAAGAAAACATAGAGACGAAAAATCAGATCAAATCAATGCAGCAGGATATTGCAGAATTAAAAAAATCAAAAGTCTAAGAGCCGATTACATGACCGTGTGTTGTGTAGCCGGCTCTTTTAAATAACAAGCCTACGGG